CCTTATCTGTGAACATCTTCTTTGCATCTGCACCAGTCTTGGATAAAATACCATACCTGGAGTCAGCGGAAATTGTAGCTTGATGAACGAGTTCTGAGGATGCCATGAAGCTAAAGCCAGACCGTCTATTTTTGAGGTAACACATTCCATAGGATCTATGATCCAACTTACACGCTTCCCAGAATATAAAGAATAAGCGGTTTGATTCTCTGAACTGCGCAGAGCCAACGTCAATTTTTGTCCACTGCAAGTACATATAATGAGAGCCAGTAATGTAAGTAGGAATACCTTTGTTATAGAAACTAAAGCCTTGTTCCCTTCTTTTAAACTCTTCATCAATATAATCATACCATTTATTTTTAAAATCAAGCGATGTTTGGTTCCAATCAAAAACAGTTTTTAATTTAGTTAATTGTTTTGGATAATCAAAAACCTCCCAATATTGCTCTTGTTTTTTATTAGATCTTTTATACGTTTTTTCTAGTAAAGGTAAAGCTATTTTTAAACCTTGTATTTCATATATTTCACCAATTTTACCATTTTTACTTATAATAATAACATCATGTTCTTTATTATAACCTGGTTCCCATTTATTATATCTATTATTTCTAGCTATAATTTTTGGTTTTATATGATTATTTAAAACTTTATATAATGTTTGTTTATACATTATCTTGATCTACCTTCTGCAAAACCTCCAAATGTTGAAGCTTTACTATTTTTATTTGTAGAGTTAATCATATTTTCTTCTTCTTCTATTCTAGTTAATATTTCAAATGCATCAAATATAGCTAACTTTTTAGTAGCAGCAGCATTTTTTAATCTATCAGCAGATACATCATCTTCTGAATCTACTATTTTTTCTTTAGCTACTTTTATTAATTCTTCAACTGCTTTTTGCCCAGCTTGGATTATACGCAGTTTTGTTTTTTTTGTTTCCATATTTAACTAAAATATCATTTGATTCCATACAATATAAAAGTTCATTATCAATAATAAACTCAAACTCACGTTGGCTTTTAAACCCTACTAAGTCTCCTACGTTTATTTTAAACGTTTCTAATGTATTATTACCATATTTTAGTATTCCAGTATTCTTTAATAATTTTTGATTACTAGAAGTGTTATTTTCTAAAACAGGTTTTACAAAACAATATTCAGCTTGAGTATGCCAACCATTGTTGTAATACATATAAATTTGTGATGGGTGAGCAAAATAAAGATTGTCTTTAAAATACTTTGTACTGTTTACAGACTTGCCTTTCATATTATAGTATCTTCTAAATAAATTATGATGCACTATAACATGATCTCCTTTTTTAATTTTTGTTTTGTATTCTAATGGAACACTTACAACTTCAGCTTCTCTGTTTACAAATTTATGACTTGATATGCTAGAATTAACAATTAGTTCACAACCTTCTATATTAATTTTATTTTTATATCTTTCACCTACAGGTTTAATTATAAATTGATATAAACTATTCATTAATATTCTAAATCATATTCTACAGATATTGCCATTTGTGAATTAAATTTTTTCCAAGGCAATACCTCACCATCTTTTTTAATAAAAATATTATAAGCATCTTTTTCCTCATCACACAATATATGTGATATAGTATGACCACCATACACTTGCTGTCCAACAGCGTAATGCATGGCATCATTTTTATAATCAGATCCAATACTGATTTTTCTTATAATTTTACTACTCACTTTTCTTAGGTTCTTCTATTAATGTATAACTACCATCTTCAAGACTAATATTTATACCACCATACTGTTTTTCCAACTCTTTTTTGAAATCTTCAGCATCTTGTACAATGCCAGCATATTTATGTAATAAACCATGTTTTTGTGTTTCAAGAAAGCCTATATCTTTTAAAGATTGAGCTATATCTTCTTGTTGTTGCTTAATAGTATTTAATTGTTCAGCTGTTATTTTACCAGCCACTTTTTCTTTTTTTGTCATTTGATTTAATTTAATTATAGTTTTTTAAAATAATGCTAATATATCTGTAGCAGTTGTTTCAGTGTCACTTGTTAAGTTAAACACTCTTTTAACAGCTATTGGTAAAAAGCTGTTTGCTGTAATACCTTTAATTATTATAGGTTGTTCATCACTAGCTAATGTTAATTTTATATTACCAGCTCCACCTACATACAACGAAGGCATTTTAGTTGTAAAAGTACCACTTGGTCTTTCTAAATCACCACCAGCTAATGTTGCTGTTAAAGCACCTGTTAATCCTGTTACACCAAAAGCTAGTTCTAATGAAGCTAAACTAAACTCTACTGTTTGTGCAGCAGCACCTACATTAGGGCCTTGATTTTGCACGGTAACACTAGCTACAGCGCCTGCTCCATCTGAAGCTACTAAAAATGTAGCACCTAAACCAACACCTCTTGGTGTGGCAATAGTGGTTAATGTAGCAGCACCAGGATATGTACCTCCAGTAGCATAAACAATTGCACTACTACTAGCAGGTAAACCAGCTATGGTATTTGTAGACAAGTTGCTTAGCCCAGCGGCTTTTAATGTTTTTGATTCTTGCAACTCTATTGCACTAGTTGAAAAATCACTTAAATTTTTTTGATAGTATCCCATTTTACTTTACTTTGTCTTTTATTTTTTCATATGTTCTTAAACCTCCTAAACCAAGCATACCTAATAATACAGTCATTAAGTGTTCCATTTGTAACGGAGGTGGTACATCTGTAGCTTTTGTTATCCATATAAATAAATCTCTAATAACAAAATTATATGCTAATGCAAAACCACATATCCAACCTACAAAAGGTCGCCACCCCGCAACGAACAAAGTTCTATGTGAGGCTTCAACCATATTAATTTTTGTTTGTAATTCAATAAGTTTTTCTGGATCTAATTCTTTGCCTTTTATTGCTTCTCTTATTTCCCAAGCTAAGCCACCAGCAACTGATTTTCTTCCATCACCGCCTTTTAAAAGACCTAAAATTAATTTCCACATTTATTAAAATCTACCTTTAATTTTATAACCTAAAAACGATCCTCTTCTTTTTTTACCAAGAAGTTTATCTTTTTCAATAACTCCAGTAGGAGGTTTTTTCTTATCTTCTTTTTCGAAAATTCCGGGAGGCTCAAGTTCAAGCTTTGGTCCTATTGAACCATACTCACCTGGTCCTTTGTGCATTCCGTGTTTTCCAGGTCCTTTCATTTTACCATATTCACCTGGACCTTTATGGTCATATTTTGCAGGTGCATCTTTTAATCTACCTGATGGTGTAAATTTAGTTTTTTCTCTCATTCTTTGATTTCCAGAGGTATCACCATATTCACCTGGACCATCATGCATCATACCATGTTTCATTGGCCCATCTGGATGATGTTTACCTGGTCCTTTTGGTTTTCCATATTCACCAGGACCTTTACCGCTAGCTCTATTGTCTATTGGCATATCTTGTAATAAGTTTCTTGCATGCTTAGACATCCATGAACCTGCTTTTACTAGTTTACTTCCTTTTCCCATTTTTTTTATTATTTGCTGGTTTTTCCCAAGGCAAATTAGAGTTACCTTCATCAAACGTACTACGTGGATATGTTTTACCTTTGTAATATACATTTTCTGCATCATAATCAAGCACACCACTTTTTAATTGTTGTATATGCACTTCTTCATGTCTTATAAC